TTCACCGAAGATCTTCAGGAAGAGATTATTGATTCTGTTGTCGTTACCGATACTGATGGGATAACAAGCCCAGCCAGATTGCAGTATGATGATTCTATCGTATATATCTGGTTTCAAGGTGGGACTGTCGGAAGATCATATGAAATCACTGTGTCAATTACAGCGTCTGATGAAGCAGTGTACTCCAAGACTCTTGCCATAAAGGTGGTATAACATGAGGGTAACTGATAACGAGGTGAAAAAAATACTGAATACCACAATCGAGACCACTCCATTCATAGCAACAGCTTCATTGATAGTTGATGAGACCTTGGCTGATCAGGGTTTGTCTGATGCGAGGTTGAAGCAGATCGAACTCTATCTGTCAGCCCACCTTGCTTGTACGATGGATCCAAGGCTGACGAATGAGAGTGTGGGCGATGCATCCAATACATATCAGACAGCATCTGCTGGTGGAAAAGGACTTGACGCTACCACATATGGTCAACATGTCAAAATGCTGGACACCACAGGCCTTCTGGACACTCTAGAAAAACCGAAAGCAAGCTTATACACAATCAAAACTTCAGTGGATTCCTGGTAATCACCATGAAAATACAGAGAAATCAAACAGCAGTATACTGGGCTCTTACAGGAGTAAACGGTTATGGTGAATCAATATTTGCGGAACCTGTTGAAGTGTCTGTCAGATGGGAAGATAAGCAAGAGCGTTATGTTTCGAAAGACGGAGCTGAGCATACATCTTCCTCAGTGGTATATCCGGCTTCGGAACTTGTTCTTGGTGGTTATCTATACCTTGGAACTCTTGCCAGTCTTTCGTCAGCCGAAGAAGGTGATCCTACAAGTGTTATTGCTGCTAAGGAGATCAGGGCGATAAACAGATCAACAAATTTATCGAATACTTTTACGCTCATAAAGGTTATACTATGACGAAAGGGTTGAAAGGTCTTGACGAGGTGCTGGCTAACCTCAATAAAGCCATAAATGGAATCAGTATCAATGGACAGGCTGGGTTGATAGAAGCTGGTGCTCTTGTTCGTAGGGAAGGGCAGAAGCAAACTCCAGTTGATACAGCAAACCTTGTTAATAGTTGGTACGGACCCACTATATTCAGTCATCCTGAAGGAGTTGTGGCAGAAATAGGATTAACAGCAGCCTATGCACCTTTTGTACATGAGATGACGGGAGCTAATTTCACAGCTCCTAGGCCATCAGCAGTATCTAAAGCCAGAAAGAAAGGTGGTAAATCCAAGGCTAAGGCCAAGTTTCTTGAGGATCCATTAAAGGAGAATGAAAAACGTATCCTCAGCATTATTGCAAGAAAGACCAAGTTGGATTAGGAGACGGCATGGGCTCACCTGCTAGAGATATTGCTAGTTTATTAGACAGTTCAGATATTGATTTGGGAACATTTGAAACTGATCTATTTGTGGGTGGTATGCCTCCAAATCCTTA